AAAGAGATTCTGCTGCTCACGACCACGGCGAATGGACACAGAAAGAATAAGACTGGCATCGACAACGGTGAAACCGCCACCAGTGCCGAAGCTAACCGAGAGCGTTGGGATTCCGGCGACCATTAGATAGCCAAGAACCCGCTGCCACCAGTGCGGCGGCGATAGTAGTTTTCAAGGCCATTGTTGATAGCAGTGATGAGGTCCCCCTGTGTTATGACTGAGCCCGCGACATTGACTGTGACGTTGCCGCCGTTCATGTTGGTAGTTTTGGCGATATTGCCGTGACCGGCAGACGCAAGAAGTGAAATAGACGGCGCTGATAGGCCGAGTTTGGCTTGCTTGACTTGGTTTTTGCGAATCGCCTCAAGAGTCACTGAACTTTGTGCGCCAAGGTCTTTGCTGGAAAGTTTGAACTTGTTACGGAGTTGCAGCAACATCTCTTGTACTTTCGCTTCTTCTTTTTCTTTTTCTGTGAGCTTGCCAGTCGCGCCGGCAAGTCCCTCAATGCCTTTGGTGTAGCTGTCAACGGTTGCTTTTATACCTTTGGTGTTCAGTTTGAAATCAGAAAGACCGTCTGTGGCTTTGTCGGACTCCTTGTTGAACTTATTCATCGCGATGCCCATGCCAGTCAATGCGACTGCGAAAGCGGCGGCGCCAGCGGCAGCAGAAACGCCACCAGTGGCAAGCGCAGTTGCAGCGGCAGATGCGAGCGATACTGTGCGCAGCGCTTTCATCACTGTGATGATGGCTTGAATGCCCTTGACAAAGCCCGCAACAGCAGCGGCCACTTTAGCACCAAACAAAGCCGCGATGATGACTGCGCCCAGCGAGGTGAAGACTTTGATGTTGCGAGCGACAAAAGAAAAGACGTCGTACATCATCTTGGCGAATGCGATGCCGTACCCGATGCTGGTTTTGAATGCACCAGCGATTTTGTCGCCGTTTTCGTCCACGAACTTCTGTACAGCTGGGATTGCCTTTTGAATGATAAGGTCTGCGAACGCTTGCACCATCGGCAACAACTTGTAACCGAGTGTCTCCGAGGCTTCACCAAACGCGAGACGAATGCGTTCCATTTGTCCTGCAAAAGTATTAGCAGCAGCGGCGGCAGCGCCTTTGGTCTCTTTGGAGATCTCTCTAAGCGCACCAGCGAAGTCTTTGGATTTGACTGTGGCAGCGGAGATCTGCGGGAACAACTTTTTGAGTGCGCCGATGTTGCCACCGTAGGCTTTGGCCAATAACGACGAGGCGGTTTCTAGGTCGATGCCTTTAGCAGCAGAAATGTCAAGCGCCACACCAAGCAAGCCTTGAGCTTTAGAGATGTCGCCAGTGACTGCCGCAAGTTTACCGAGCGATGGACGTAACTTGTCGTCTGCAACGCCAAGAGTCATCTGCAGTTTGCTGATATACTCTTCTGTCGCTGCTATGGCGGCGTCGGTGGCACCAACAGTATTGCGCAGTGAATTGGCAAGCAGCGCTTGAGACTTTTGGTCTTCCATCGCGGCTTGTACAGCATCTTTGCCTATTTTGACAGCAAAAGCACCGGCAGCAGCCGCAGCAAGCCCGAACGCTTTTAGGGCCTTGTTTGCGAACTTGCCAAAGCTCTTCTCCATCTTGGAGATGTCTTTGACGGCGGCTTTCGTGCCTTTGTCGGAATACTGTGTGAGTATCCGAGCAACAATAGCGCCAACTGCCATGCCTAAGCTCGCTCTCTATTCAAGTGTTTCTGCAACTCAGCCTTGGCTTCATCTAGCGCCTTGGCTACGTTAGCCTCGATCTTTTTGCGGTCTTTATCAACAACCCGCCACACGACGCGAGATGCTCTCCCAAACCTGTTGCCCAAAGTACGCAAAAACTGGGCAGAGCCAGTGCGTGCGACTGTTGCTTTTGTCTTGCGACCGGCGACTTCAAAGATAGCGCCAGCAGCAGACTTGTTGAGCAACGCGCCAGCAGAGGTCGTGTAGTTGCCCTTGCGAGCGCGGCCTTCCGCTTTGGTCTTGCGAATGCCGGCTTGAATCACACCAGTGTTCCAACCGGGCCAGCCAGCACCACCACGAGTGCCGGGTCTCGGCCTTGCGGGATCTGATGTGCGCCACCCGCTCATCGGACTGTTGCCGACTGCTGAGATGATGTCTTTCGCGTCGCGTTCTGCGCCAGCGAGCTCAGTGTTTATCACCTTATTGAAACGCTTGACTGCGTCCTTGTCGAACATCTTTAGAGCATCGAGTGTTTCCTTGATACCTGTCAAGATGATGACTTCGGTTTGTTCAGCCATTCTGTTTCTTAGCTCGTTCCTTTAGGTAGGCGACTATCGCTTCAAGAATGCCGGGTGGAGCATCAAGAAGCGCCACTGGTGATATGCCAGTTTCCACCGAGATAGCAGCGACCGTATAAGTTAGGCTGTCTCGGTGGATTCGAAAGAACTGTCAGAGTCCAGCTCTGCTCTTTCGAGCGTGTCCAAAAAGTCAGGCCCCCACGGCTTGACGATGACGCCGTTAGTCTGCAGGGCTTTCCAAGCAAGCCAAAACACGTGCTCGATTTTTTGCTCCTCAGCGAGCAGTTTAGGCATTCCTTTGCCGAACTGTTGCTCAAAAGCAACGATGATGCGAGGTGTCAGTTTGTAAGTGACTTCGTCAGCGTTGACTTGCTTGACTTTTATTGCTAAGCCGTCCATGTTTCCCCCTTATTGAGTTAGGACTTAGTTACTGTGCCGGAGATCGGCCACGTTACTGATGCAGTTGCCAACTCGCCAACAGCGCCGTTGAGTGGAGTCCATTCGGACACCAAGGCACTGAAGGTGTAGGCAGGTGATGTTGCCGCCACTGGACGCACAGTCATCGAGACTGCTGTGCCGAGTGTCGGATAGACAGTCGCTTCGAGGGCGCCTGCCGCGTAGTCTTGGTTGAACTCAAGTGTGATGTTGTTGTCAGCAAGGCCAGCAACGCGAGTGCGAGCTGTGTTGCCGAATGCGGTTGTCTCAACGACTTCGTAGGTCGTGTTGAGAGTAACCGAAGTGACGTAGCTGGAGATATCGGTCGTGCCGAAAGTGACGGCAACGTTAGTGAGTACAATGCGTGCCATTACGAGGTTGCCTTTGTGATAGTGCCCGAAATCGGCCAAGTAACCGATGCGGTGGCGAGCTCACCGACAGCGCCGTTGAGTGGTTGCCACTCAGAAACCAACGCAGTGAAAGAATAGCGCGGGTTTGTAGCGCTTGTGGTCGAGCTGTTTGGGTTGACGATGAGAGCAGTGGTTGAACCGACCAGCGGATAGATGGTTGCTTCAACGTTAGAAGTCGCGTAGTCTTGTTGGAACTCGATTACTACCGAGTTGTCAAGCAAGCCAGCAACGCGGGTGCGTGCTGTGTTCCCGAAAGCCGTCGTATCAATAACGTCCTCGGTGGTGTTTAGTGTGATGCTGGTGATGTGGTCGCTTAGGTTCACACCGTTGATGCTGACATAAGCGTTCGTAAGGACTAGGGCTGCCATTAGTCTTTGGCTCCTTCTGATTCGACGGTCTTAGCTGTTGTATTGCCCGACAGGTGCCCAGCGGCTACTAGAGCCTCGATATTGAGTCCAGCGTCTTGCAACTCTTTTTTGGTGACTGTGTCACCCTTTTTCTTGCCTTCAAAATCGAAGGCGTCTGTTAGTATCGTGTGGTTCATTAGTCTCCTTGGCCCCAAACGGTGAGTCGGTATCGGTAAGAAAGGTAGTCAACATCGCCCATCTGGTAAGTGCCCGACTCTGCCGAGGTGACTCGGAGTGTGTCGCAAGCGCCGTCCAAAGTGCGGTCTGCTTCTATTGCTGCCTTTATCGACATCGTGCCCGAACCAGCTAGGTACTGGTCGAGTTTGTCTTGTCCAGTGCGCTCTGAAAAACGCTGAACGATAACAAACACGTCGAGGTTGGCTTGGTCTAAGCCTCTCGAGTTGTTGATGTCGAAAGTAAAGTCGAGCTGGCCAACGATGGCGCAGGGAGTGGTAATAACGTCCGGGACAGTGTCATAAACTCGAAGGCTGCCGATTCTGTCAAGGTTGGCTTTTAGGCCGTCGCGTACCGCGCTTGGTTTCACTTGACCAGTCCTGTCAACTTTCTGAATGGCGCGATAAGCGCTTGAACATCGGGGTCAAGTTTAGCACTCAAACGCACCGTACCAAGCTCAGGCGTGCCGGCGATGCCAAAAGGCGACTGGCGGCGAATGAACAAACGAGCGGCTTGAATCTTGCAAGCCATTGAGATCTCAACCGGCACTGCGGACCAACCCCAAACGCCCTGCACTCGCACAGACTGTGGCAGGTTGAACGGAAAGATGTAGGCACCGACAGCTAGAAGCCTTGTGTAAGGCCAGCCGCGGCGCGGGTTGTTGATGGGCTCAACCATGTAGTCGTCAGATGCCCAGATGGTATCCCACGTTTGGTCGAAGTTGTCATCGGTAGCGACTTGGTTTAGCGACACGAAGTCATCAACGTTACAGTTGTACCAGTCCTGAGAGGTGTAATAGCGAGTTACTGGAGAGCCTGTGCTGCCGTCCTTGTAAAAAAACCGGTCACAGTAGTCATCTATCATGCGACTTGCAGTCATGATGGCAGCTTCTAGCGCGATGTCGTCCTGAATGTCATCAATAGCGAGGCTATTTTTCAGGTCGGACAGGGTGCAGTATGCGTTTGTCAGTGCCACGCTGTTTCCTTTTCTTTGGTAGCGGTTTGACGGCTCGCTCTAGAGCGGGTTCCGCGGTCGCTGTCTCTAGTTGTTTTCTGCTTGCCACTTGTCGTGGTGCCTTTCATCGAGCCAGTAAGACTTTTGGTGCGGCAAGATAGCCGCGGTGTTGACGTGTATCGGGAATCCTAGACTGCGAACTCTGCGACTGAACAGCAGGTCTTCGCCAGTCCAAGTGCCGTTGACTGGACCGTCCCAAAACCAACACCAGTCTTTGCCTTGGTGTGGGTCTGCGGTCTCGCGCATCTTTTCAAGGACGCTGCGGTGTATCAACAAGCAACCAGTGCCGGCTGCTTCTACTTGAAAGACTGCGTTTTTGTCGTATTTGTCAAGTGGCACAAACCCTGCGGGCGTGTCTTGAAATATCGTGGGCATCGGCTTCGGGTAAACGTTTAGAGCCGCGTCCATCGCGGCGAACACCAAGCCGGTGACTATCGGTCGCTCTTTATCGTGAGCGGTGTCGCAAAGCAGGTCAAACACCTGCACCGACAACTGCTCGTCTGTGTCTATCATCAGCAACCAGTCAGACTCGGTTTGCTCTAGAAAAGACTTGACGACTTTGTTGCGCATCTTGCTCAAAAGACCCGAGCCGCGCACTCGGACTAATGGCCCGAGCCTTGCGTTGCGTGTAGCAACAAGTTGAAAGATTCGCGCCATGAACTCGCCGGTAACAATGCCCGGGTCGCAGACGCCTAT